TTCTTTGAGGCGATTTCGCACCCTTAAAGTGACGGTGTCGCCCTCGCGCCAACGCAAGATAGGCCCCGGCATAGAACCGTTGATAGTTTTAGCCAGCCTCGTTTTACCAGTGATGTTGACGGGTGTTTCGCCAATCACCAGGTCAAACTGCGAGCCGGCCAGTACGTTCGGTTGGCCGGGACTAGTAAGAGCCCAAACCGGGGTACGCCACAAACCTAGGCCTCCGACAATGCCAGCGGCGGTCAAGCCTTTAACGAAGGTTCGTCTTGAGGTTTTATAATGCATTCTGATAAGCCTCTTAAGCTTAGTAATCCGATATTGAAATTTTAAAACCAGGTTGAATCAGTCCGATCCTAGCGCATGAGTTTGATGCTATGGTTTGCGATCGCAAATTAATACTACGACCCTCATACCTACAAATTGCCACATTTCAACCTGTTGCTTGATTACATTTATGTCAGGTTGGCTGATAAATGCTGTACGGATATTTCGTTGGCTCGTCGTCTGCTTGTAGGTTTCAATTTGAGTCCTTTTCAGCTTGCAGAGATTTGACTTTTCCCACAATATCTAAATCTGCTCTTTATAGTTCGAGGGACATATTTTTTGGCCGGTGATTACTGAGTCAAAGGCTACTGCAATTCTGCAAACTTAGTGTTGGTTATGAGGCAAAGTTTGTATGATATGTATGGAGGGTCACAGCGGGGTGCTAAGAATGCACATCATTTGTAAGTTTTACTCCTTATTTACGCGCTCATCTTTAGGGAAGGTCTGAAAAAGACTTCCTGAAAAGGTAAAATGCGTCAGCGCCATTTTCGAGACCACCGCATGAAACAGATGAGCTTTGCAGACGCCGAATACGCTGGTAAACGTAAGCAGACCCGCCGTGAGCGCTTTCTGCTGGAAATGGATCAAGTGGTTCCCTGGAAGCCATTGCTGGCGCTGATCGAGCCGCACTATCCCAAGGGCGAAGGTGGTCGACCTGCTTACCCGCTCGACGCGATGCTGCGAGTTCATCTGATGCAGAACTGGTTTGGGTACAGCGATCCAGCGATGGAAGAAGCGCTGTATGAAACCACCATCTTGCGACTCTTCGCTGGCCTTCAACTTGATCGCATTCCGGATGAAACCACTATTCTCAACTTCCGTCGGCTGCTGGAACGCTACGGCCTGTCCACGGCGTTGTTCGAAGTGGTCAATCGTTACCTGGGTGAGCACGGGCTAATGCTGCGCCACGGCACCGTGGTCGATGCAACCATCATTCATGCACCCAGTTCGACCAAGAACAAAGAAGGTAAGCGCGATCCCGAGATGCATCAGACCAAGAAGGGTAACCAGTATTATTTTGGCATGAAGGCCCACATTGGCGTTGATGCTGAGTCAGGGCTGGTTCACAGTCTCGTGGGGACGGCGGCCAATGCGGGCGATGTTACTCAGGTAGACAAGCTTCTGCATGGCGAAGAAACCCATGTATGCGGTGACGCCGGCTATACCGGCGTTCAGAAACGGGATGAACACAAAGGGCGCAAGCAGGTGGTCTGGTCGATTGCGATGCGCCCAGGCAAGCTCAAGACATTGAGCAAAACCAAGCTGATCGAGAAAGGCTTGCGCCGAATCGAGCGGGCCAAAGCCAGTACACGAGCCAAGGTCGAGCATCCGTTTCGAGTGATCAAATGCCAGTTCGGATTCACCAAGGTGCGCTACAAGGGCCTGGCGAAGAACACGGCCCAGTTGCATACCTTGTTCGCCCTGGCCAACCTATGGATGGCCCGAAAACAGCTGTTAAGTGCAGGATAAATCCGCCCGGAGTACTGGGTACAGTGGCCTGGATGGCCGAAAAGGGGCTGCAACGCGCTGAAAACGCGACTGAGGGCGATGAAATCGTTCCTGAAATGTTTTTTTTGTGAGCCGAGGTCATAATCGCCGCCCATATGGCCGGTATTTCAGACCTTCCTTAGGTTAAGCTTTTGGCTTGTAGTTACAATAGCGCATGAGCCCTGTCAGAAAACTGATATCAAAGTTACATTTATGTAAGCTTTCTAGTTATACGACTGAGTAATCATCCTTAAAAAAATTCACCAGAAAATGGAGTTTTTCTTAATCGGATCAATGAGTTTTTACGTGAAGATATTACGTTTATCGGACAACCAGGTCATTGCCATTCCTAATCGATCTGAAGCTGGCAGCCTAACCCCAGAGCGGCGCCCCGAGCACGGTGACCTTCTACAAATCGCGCGGTAAACCCGGGGTTATCCGCAGCGACAACGGATCGGTGCAAATCAACAGTAGGCTCGACTTCTGGGCAGAAAAGTACTGGATTCGCCTTGAGCGCATCCAGTAGGGATATTTCCGGCAAAATGCTTATGTCGATCGTTACAGACGCATAGTGCGCTATGGCAGACTAGAGCACTATATTTTTCGAGTCGATCGCAGAAGTGCAGGAACCTGCAACTCGATGGTACTGGACATATAATCACGAACGACCAAATCTGGCGCTGTTAAGCATTACCCGAAACAGAAGTTGGTCATCGCGGCCTGACATCTACTTTCGGAAAATACTAAAAATGGATGGCGCACAGCCATGCTCGGCATCTGAGCCTTTCGGGAAGTCGGAAGTCGGAAGTCGGAAGGACGATGTTGAGGAGCGTAACTGGGGCGAGTCGCATGTGAAGCTTCATGATAAAGGCTTATTTCAAAATAAAGTGCTCAATAAATTAGGGTTTTTCACCCCTCAGTATCATATGGGTTTGGTCATAAGGGTTCTACCCCGTTTCCACGGACGGTTATAAAACAGCTAAGAGCTTTTGATCCTGCGCAGCAACTCTACGTCGCATCCTAGGATTATGGAACCGCTCGATGTATTCAAATAGGTCTGCTCTTGCCTCGTCTTGAGTACGGTAACGTCGGTGATGTACTCGCTCTCGCTTCAGCATCCCAAAGAAGCCCTCACAGGCGGCATTATCGCCACAGTGGCCAACGGCACTCATGCTGCTGACTAACCGATTGCTGCCCAGATAACGCTGGTAATCGCCGCTGGTGAACTGCGTACCCCTGTCTGAGTGCAGTATCACCGGGGTTTCGCCCTGGCGTTGCCACACAGCCATTTGAACAGCTCTGATTACCATCTGCCGATCCTGTCTGTGATGCATGGACCAGCCCACAATCAGCTTACTGAACAGATCCAGGACCACGCATAGATACAGTTTTCCTTCCTGAGTGGAGATCTCCGTAATATCCGTGACCCACTTGGTATCAGGCTCAAGCGCTGAGAAGTCCCGCTGTAGATGGTTTTGAATACCCTGTGGCCGACTCGACGCTCGCCCCATTCGTCCCCGCTTTTTGCGAGGCCACCCCTGGATACCGTGCTTAGCCATTAGCCTTGCAACCCGATTCAGGCTCGTAGAAGTGCCTTCGGCAGCCAGGTCTTCATGCATCCGGGGCGAACCAATCATGCCACCACTATCATCATGAATCTCTCTGATTCGCGACAACAGATGCTGATTAGCCATAGCCCTGCTGGATAGAGGTCGAGATGCCCAGGCGTAATAACCGCTGGCCGAGACCTTCAGGCATCGACACATAAGGCGTATCGGGAAAAGACTGCGACAGCGTTGAATCGCCTGATACCTCAGGACGACTCCTTTGCAAAGAACACTGCCGCTTCGCGCAAAAAATCGCGCTCCTTTTTTACCCGCGCCAGTTCGCGTTTCAGATTGGCAAGCTCCTCGTCACGAGGCGTACCAGAGCCCTTGAACGCTTTGCTTGGCACATCGTCCGCTTCACGGACCCACCGCGACAACAAATTGGGGTTAATGCCAATCTCTAAGGCCACCTGACGACAGTTGGTACCAGGCTGGCGAGATAGCGCGATGGCTTCGCGCTTGAATTCAGGGCTGTATTTTCTGCGTTTGGACATGAACACTCCTTTGGCACATTGTGCCTCTTTTCAAGAGTGTCCGCAGTAACGGGGTAGAACCCGCCTGACGTGCGCGCATCCTCAGCGCAACAACACAGCAGCCGGCGATCGCGTGTGTTGTTTGTTGCGACCAAAGCGGCTAAGCCATCTAGAAAGGGTTTAGGGATGTGGCTGGTAATAGGAGCATTGATCGCCCTGGCGTGCCTTATCTATAAGTTCGCATAATGAGGTGCCGGATTAAGTTACCGAAGGCGGCTAAAAGCCGAGTTGATCGGCCCGAAAATCGGGACGCGGGCCGATCTATTTACACGTAATCCGCTATTATGCGATGCGCCACGCGTCTCTGAATCGCCCTGACGCGTGCGCCCTGTTCTAAGCCTGCACCAAACCCTCTTCGCTCATTGTTCAACCCCTGACGACCTCACAGACCCTTTAAATCTCTTTTGACCTGCGGCCACAGCCGCCCGGTTGAGCGGGCTTTGTGCGCAGCGCAAAGGGCGTGATTTATCCGGGTCTTGGTGTCTGGCCCAGCCGGACGCCTAGACGGGTCCATGCACCATGTTTCAGGCGTCGATTGGGTGGGGGTGCTGTTACACCCCCACTTTACCCCGGACTTCCGGGGTGACTCCCATGCTTAAACCCGCACCGCTATCTGTCCTGTTGTTGAAACTTCAATATTATCAATGACTTGCAGCAATACTGCATGAACAAGCTCTGAGTCTTTGACGGGTTGGTGCCCCATTTTCACCAATATCTTATTGATATCTATACACTTTTTTCTGAGAGCTTCCTGCTCTTTATTCGTCAACCTTATGTTTGTTGGCATTTCTTCGTCTCTCATTCTCAGGATCTCGCAATCATTGTGGTGTGTGCATGTTATTAGTGTTGACGTGTGCATGCTCACAAGTATACATTTCGCTCAAATGTTATTTGTGTGCATGCGTGCAAGGAATCAAATGTTCATCGATTGGCTCACAGTTACTCAGGAATATGACTACGACCTTCCGGTCGTCTGTGACGTATTCACTGTGACAATTGACTCGCACACTGGCGAGCATCTGACCACACGCCAGCCGCGCTTTAAGCATCAGGGCAGCTTTTCTAGTTTGATCATGATCAGCGTTCAAGGTCGAAAGGTGAGGGTAGAGGGCAACCCATCCCGTATTAATCGCCTGGACAACCTTTTTGGTTATCAGACTGTTGGCGAATGTCTCCCTGTCTATAACGCCATTTTGGCTGAGTATGGCCTTCCTGCACTCACTCGCGGAACTCGCCTTGAATACCGCCAGAGTGATGACGGCACCAAGGCCCGCCAGTGGTCTGACGGTTGCAGCATTGAACGCATCGACCTGACAACGAATGTTGGCGTGGGGGAGGGCAACGTCCTCGCTTATTTGCGCGCCTTATCTACTCAACGTGTCGCTAATTCAATCGGCTTTTTGTTCCCTAATGGCAGAACAGTTGATTGGACTGCATCAGGCAAGCGAAAGGGCGGCGCACGGCTTCAATATCGCAAGGTCTACGACAAAGCTTTCGAGCTGTCCTTGAACCTCATTCCAAAGATCAAACGGTTGCACGGCGATGATTCTAATGAGTCCGCCTACGTCGCCCGGGTGCATCAGTATTGCGCTGATCATGGCGTTGTTCGATTTGAGCAGGAACTAAAGGCCGAGTACCTGTCTCGCGAAAACCTACGTTTTTACGGCCTCTTTGATGAATCTAGATTCCAGACAATACACGACGAATTTTTAACGACAGATGAACGCCTACAGGTGACCGCTATGGACCTGCAAACAATTTCCCAGACTCTTCAATCACAAGGCATTTGCGCTAGTACTTACGCCGCAAATATTACTGCCTTGTATGCATATAACTGGATGAATGGCCAAACCTTCGACTTCTCAAAAAGTCAGGTCCAGACCCACCGCGCACGCCTACGCAAAATTGGGATTGACATTGCAAACCAGTGCGATCACAGCCGGTTCACGCCTGTCATCGTCTCTCAGGCCCGCGAAGTCACCAAAACCTACCAGCTTCCCATGCCCGACTGGTATCGCCAGCCACGCGCACATCTGAGGGCTGTCGCATGAGCAATTACGAGTTCTGTAAAGAGGCCCTGATCATCTTGATTGTGCTCGTCGTCCTCGCTGCACTTTCTTGTTGGGCCACGTTTACGCCTATGGTTGGGGTTATTACCTTTGCCGTCATTTTTGGCATCGGTGTTTTCGCGCCTGTCATCAATGAGCCAGCTAAAGGCGTTGACCGCGAATGAGAACAGTCAGCTTTCAAGGCACCCAATTGACCGACCGCGAACGGCAGAAACTCGCCTTTCATCGCAACACCCGGCCACTGCTGAATGACCACCTAAAACAGATGGTTGATCAGTCGTTGGTTGAGGATGAGCAAGCAAAAGCCACAGGCAAAAAAGCCCCGTCCCTGTGGACTGTAGAACGCAAAGAACGGGGCACCCCATACGTGGGCGACATATTCAAATTTGGAGCATCAAGATAATGAGCATTCAGAAAACCACACCATTGAAAGTAGTGTTTGAGATCCACAGCAACCACGTTCACGAACGCAAAGGCAAAAGCCAGCGCACCGGCAACGATTACACCATTCGAACTCAGGAAGCATGGGTCCAGATCGGTGATGCTCCATATCCACAGAAAACCAAAATTCAGCTTGAAGACGGCCAGATGCCGTATCAACCCGGCAATTACGAGTTGCACGAACGGTCTTTCAACATTGGCAAGTATGAGTCTTTCGAGTGCCAGCCTGTTCTGGTTCCTCTTGCAGCTCCAGCCCTACAGCAAAAGGTTGGCTAACTATGGACGAGTGCGATTACTGCGGCTGCGATCTTGATGATGATCAGACTGAATTTGCTGATAAAACCGGCATTTCTGTCTGTGACGACTGCGCGGAAGAGCACTCAGACGAAATTTTCGAGGATGAGGGTTAATGCCTGAATCACTCACAACTTTAACCGTAGACGGGGTCATCTCTGTGTACACATCAGCTTTCCTGCTTACAGTCGCCGCTTGGGCGCTGGGCATGAAAATCGGCGTTGTTATCAGCGTCATTCGCAAAACTTAACGGAGCAACAAACATGACTGAGATTTTCGCGGCGGTAGATTTTGCAACTGTACTGGCTTTCGTTGGCGGTATCGGCGTGACCATTATCGGCATTCACATGGCGTTTAAGGGTATCGACCTCGGCAAGCGCGGCGTTCGCAAGGCCTAAGGGCAGGAGCGGGGAGGGGCAACTCTCCCCAAATCTTATGGAAGAAACAGCAGCTTTAGCCATTACATCAGCCGACATTGCCATGCTGGCTTATTCGTTAATTTTTCTTGGCGGGGTAATCTCGGGATGGGCCTTTATTATCGGTATGCAGCAGCGCTTTTAACGCTAATTTTCCTTTCTAGTTCAGTCTCTGCTGCTGTTCGTCAGTCAGTAAAACCCTCCGCAAAATCAGTCATCCAAAACGCGTTATCTGTCGATTATCAGACCCCGAACGGTAACATCCATTATTACGGTCGTGAGCAGTATTACGCTCTCGATACTTCGTTAAACGCGCAGACCGGCAGCAAGATAGGGCCAACTATCCGACCTGTTAAATCCACTGTTGGTATTCCTTCGTTTCCTAACGGCGCTGGTGCTCTGATGAATGTGAGCCCAATCGTTGCGGTTAAGCCTGGAAAGGTTGTTCCGCCATCTAGAATTATCACTGGCGCTAAAAATCTTCTTCGCTTTACCCCTTCTGCAATTGCCTCAAGTTTGGTTCTTGGTACTCTTATAGAGACTGCTGGATGGGCTTTTGATGAGTTAACAGGCCAGATAACTAAAGAGCAGCGCGGTACTATTGACGATCCATCGCTTGCTCTTTGGACCTCTCCGCACTATGAAGGGCGCTCTTGGCCAAGTGCCGTAACGGCCTGTCGTGAAACCATCGCTCATATCGACTCTCTTTATTATCAAGGTCTATTCGTTTATGACTCTGTCAATCTCTATTCACAGACCGCTGGTGCTTGCCGGGCAAGAAACGTAAACAGTGGTTATACCAATGATTCACTTACGAGTATTACAAGGGTTGCAGATTGCCCAGCAGGCGCTGATTACGACGGTCAGATAGGTGTATGCGTTACTGACTCGGTTCAGGTCCCTATATCTCAATCTGACATCAATAGTCTTGATCTTTCTGGCCAAAACGTTGATTTTTATACAGGCCTCATGCGTGACGTTTGCACCGCATCATCTAGTCCAGATAACTGCTATCAGGAAATGGTTGAGTCAAGTTCTTTGTCTGGCCCTTCAACAGTAGCTGGCCCATCCAGTAGCAGCACTAGCACAAGTTTGAATCCTGATGGCTCTACTACCACAACGACGACTACAACAAGTACTCAGCACGATCTGAGCTATGGTCCTGATCATTTTGATGTTGGCACTAAGGAGACTAAAACGACTGAGGTTGATGGTGTTCCTACTGAAACCACCATCACCGAGGACACGACAGCACCGACTGAATCGCCGCCAGAAGAGGCTGAAGAGGCGTATACCTTTGACGATACGGCATTGCCGGAAGTTGAGCCCTTTTACGAGCCTCAATATCCTGACGGCTTTCAGGGAGTTTGGGATGCAGCCACTGCTGACCTAGGTGCTAGCGCGTTCGTCGAATTCCTTAACTCCTTCGTGCCTTCGTTTTCTGGCTCGTGCCCTTCATTTAGTCTCAATCTCAATATCGCCAGTTGGGCAGCTTTCGGGACTATGGAGTTTTCTTCGCTTTGCTACGTGTTCGACTTCATCAAAATTATCATGCTGATAACCGCGCTGTTCACGGCTCGCATGATCATGTTCGGGGGCTGATATGGCTGGAATATTTCAGTTTTTCACAACGATACTGGCGCGTATTGCTGAATTCGCGAGTTGGATTCTTGCAGTTGTTAAGCGCGTATTTCTTGATCTATTCGTCTTCGTTCAGGACTGCTTCTGTTGGTTGCTTGATTCAATATTGGCTCTTGCTATCGGTGCGCTGAACATCATCGAAATTCCGTTTAATCCTGCAACCTATTACGCATTGATTCCGGCTGAAGTTGGTAGCGTTTTAGGTTACATCGGGATACCTCAAGCGCTTTCAATCATTGTTAGCGGGCTTGTCGTTCGGTTCCTTCTGCAAACCATTCCATTTGTTCGCTGGGGTTCATAATGCAAAATCTAATTGTTGGGAAATCAGGAGCTGGCAAGGGTTACGAAGTCTGCGCATATCATATTCTTACTGCCTTGCAGCAAGGTCGTAAGGTCATTACAAATATTCCGCTTGTGCTCGAAAAATGGGCCGCTTTAGATCCCACGTTCCCCGGCTTGATTGAAATGCGCAAGCGAGCAATGCCAATCCGCGGTACTTGGGAACCAACTAGGGAAGAGGGCGCGTTCCACCTTTTTGACGATGGCGTGCAGCCTGTTCAACCTCCGGCAACAGCGCGTGTTTTTGCTGGTGTGTGGGATTACTATTCAACATGGAAGCACCCCGAGTCAGGTGTTGGGCCTCTGTTCGTGATTGATGAGGCGCAGAACGTAATACCTCGAATTAAGTGCAGCACTGACGTTGAAGAGTGGTCAGCGCTACATAGGCATTACAACTGTGATGTTGTTTTCATCACTCAGAGTTACGGCAAGTTGAGCCAGGCTATCCGTGACAATATTCAGATTGTTTACAGGCTTACCAAGAAAACCGCTTGGGGCCAGCCTGATCGGTACATTCGCAAGGTTCAGGACGGTATCAGGGGCGAAGTTTTGAACCAAGCTGAGCGCACGTATAACCCCGGTTACTTTGGCCTATGGGTCAGCCACACCCAAGGCGGTTCAGGTCAGGAATACGGCGCTAACGACATCGTTCCGTATTGGAAGCACTGGACATTTAAAGGCGCTGCATTGTGCGTAGCATTAGGCTTTTCAGTAGTCGGCTGGAATCTTTTCAAGCCAGACAAGGTGCCGGTTGCTTCGGTCATTGAAGACGAAAATATCCGTGTCACGACCGTTCAGCATGCGCAGCCAGCGCTTACACCTGACCCAGTTATTGAAGCAAAGCCGCGAGGTGATCAAGGCAAAATGCATCCGTATTCAGGCAACACAATGCATTTAGCGGCAATTGTGCGAGGAACGAAAATAGTAGATGACAAAGAGGTGCAGTATCTCGGCGGTTTCATCACCATTGCTCAAGGCGGTCAGCCTGTCGCCCGTGTTGATTTCGAAGATTTGCGCCTTGCTGGCTATACCATCACCTACCTTTCAAATCGTGTTGTCTCGCTCACTTTCAAGGGTTATGACGTTGGTTACGTTGTTGATGACTTGCCACGTGTCGGTCTGAAACCGCAGAACGTTACCGCTTCTATCAACTGA